CGCGGGCTCCGTCGCTGTCGGTTTTCAGGCCGCCGTTGACTGTGTCGAACTTCTCGGACAGTTGGATCGTGACGCCTTCGTGCTCCCAGCCGCTCAGCGAGGCGATGGTCGCGGGCTCGAACTTGAGCTTCAGGCCTTCGGTCACTTCTTCAGCAGGAGACTCCAGCTCCGTGACTGTGAGGGTGTGGCTCCATCTCTGGTCGCCGCATACGATCTCGAGAGTCAGAGGGCCGGCCACGGTCGGGCGGTAGCTCCATGTGTGAGCGCTCTGGTCGATCGTGTCGGTGTCGTAGGTCTCGCCGTTGACGATGTACTCGACTTCGGCGGGGTTGTTCACCGGGTCGATGACGCGGTGGACGATGTTGATGCTGGTGAACTGCATCGCAGTCTCAGCTGTGAAGCTGCTGGCGATGACCGGGAGCGTGATGCCTTCCTCGATCTGAGCGATCGCTGCGGTCAGCACGTCACTGGTCAGCGTTGTGCCCTCGATCTCGAGGGTGCAGTACGCCTCGATCAGATGGTCGCCATGAGGCAGCCCGGCGATGTTCTTGGTGAGTCTACGGCCGGACGTTGTGACAGTGTCCTCAGAGTAGACGTCGCCGTCCACTTTGACGATGACCTTCTTGGAGCCGGTGCCGGTCGGTGTTAGGTTCACGGTCAGGGCTCCGCTGTTCTTCATGGTCTCCTCGAGGTTCCACGACAGAGTCAGGGACTCGCGTGTGATATTGCAGGTACGGGTCGCCGTTGCGCCGTAGCTGTCGGTCAGGACGAGCTTGACGGTGTTGGCGCCGGTGCTCAGGTACTCAAACACGTCGATCGTGTTCGGGCCCTGCTGGATGGTGAGGCTGCGCTTCAGCGTGCCGTTGACGTAGATCTTCAGCGTGCCGTTACCGGTCACGACTTCAGACGCCGCGTCGAACGAGAGGAAGTTGAAGGTCAGGGGCGCCGTGCCGGCTGTCTCTGCGACGGAGAAGCTGGTGGACGATGTCATCGCAAAGGTGAGCTTCGAGCCGGTCGTTGCTCCACCTCCGCCGCTTCCCACGAAGAAGGGATCGAAGCCGTCGATGTCGAGGCCTTCCTGAGTCAGATGCAGGTACCCGTTGTCGTCAACGTAGCCGCCGTCGAAGGCGAGGCCGCCGCTGGCTGCCACGGGGATGACTTCCTCGGTGCCGTCCCAGAAGGTGATGCGGATGCCTTCAGGATCCTGCGCCACGTTCTTGACCATGTCCGGGTACATTTCCGTCAGCTTGTTCATGCTGAGGAAGTTCTCGCCGAGTCTGAGGATCTGAGAGATCGCCTCGGCCAGCACCGCGATCGGAACGCGGCGAGCTGACTCGATCGGATCCTCTGCTCCTTCAGGTACTTCGGGCTGTGTGGCGACCACATGGGCCTCGGTGCGCTTGAGCTCCTCGACTGTCTGCAATTCTGTGATTTTTTTCAGTGCCATGTGATAACCTCCTTATAAGATCGCGAGGTAGGCATACGTCCACCCGCTCGCGTTCTGTTGAAAATAAGTGTTTGAAGTGTTGTACCACGAGACCGTGGTGCCCCACGTCAGGTGCAGCTGGCTCTCTGAGTTGCTGACGTCATCAGAGAGACCGCCGGCACGCAGTACAGTGACGCCGCGCAGAGCTACGAAGCCGCCATAGTCCGCGTGGCTTGAGTTGGAGACCGGCATGACGATCAACAGCTTCGGCTGAGACGCGAAGCTCAGCGTGTTCTTGTTACCGCTGCCGTACTTGCCGGAGCCGGAATAGGTGCCCGTCACGATTTTGCCGGCGCCGATCATGGCCGCTGTGATTTTGTGCGGGTTGCTTGCACTCAAGTGAGTGATCAGATCGCCGATCGCTCTCTTCACCTTGCCGCAGATGACGCTGAAGGTGTCACCGCTGAGGATGTTGGTCAGCTTGGCGCTGGTGCCGAACTCCGGCGCCAGATTTTCGGTTGTTACGTTCGCGACGTTGCCGAGACCGACCTGCTCAGCCGTTACCTCGTGCGGGTTGCTCTTGTCGAGAGTGTGGGCGCTGAGTTCTTCCTTCGTGGCGTAGCCGGCGAACTCGCCGATCACTGCCTCGATGTTTTCAGCGTCACCCACGGCCACGAGCACCCTGAGCGTGATGCGCTCGAAGGAGTTGGAGCTGTCGGTCGGGATGTACGCGGGGAACTCTCCAGCGTTCGCGTATGCGTAGAGGATCTCGCCGATGTCAGGATCCTCTGCAAAGACGCCCAGCTCTCGCGCGTAGATGCCGGCGTTCAGGGCGCTGTTGTCGAAGCTGCCCTCGAGCTTCACGACGCCGTCGCCTTTTTCGATGCTGGTGATCTGCATGTCGACGACGCCGCTCACGAGGTCAGTCAGATCTGCGACCTCCCCGGGATCTTCTCCGGTGCCGATCGCCAGCTTCGTGAACGTCAGAGTCTCGCCGGAGAGCGCCTTGATGATCAGGGCGCGGCCGGCGTCTGTTAGTGATAATTTAGGGAAAAACATGTGCTTTCTCCTTTCGTCATTCTGTCAGAATGTTGCCGAGCTCGTCGGTGAGGGAGTCACCGAGCTCGTCGGCCAGCCATTCAAATGCGACGAAGTCGTCCTTGCTCATGGCCGTCTCGTACTCCTTGACGACCACAGTGGAGAAGCCGACAAACAGCTCCAGCGTCTCGTCGGTCGTCATCTCGATCTCGTCGAGGTGTGCGCTGGCGCGTTTGACGTAGTTGATGGCCTTCAGGATCTTGCTGAAGTCGAAGCCTCTGTTCGCCTCGATTTTTGCCCGGAAGTGACCGGGCTCTCCGTCGTACTCGAACCACTCGGAGATCACGGGCTCGACGCCGTAGACAGCGTTGACTGCTTCGGTGACGGCCCACTTCGTTCCCGCTTTTTCCTTCAGGAGCGTGGCCGCCTTGATGGTGGCCCGCTTGTTCTCGATGTCGACCGTGGAGTCGTACCACTCAAGCGACATCTCCCACGCCATCTCGTCGAGTTCGGCGCTGGTCATGTTGTCGATCTGATCCCACTCTCTGAGTCGTTGGATCTCCCCGCCGGGGGCGCGGATCAGAGCGTTCACCGCTTTGGCGAACGCCTGAACCGCTTCGTCGTCTCGCATAAACACCGGGAGCAGCTGAAGGATGTCGGCGTTTGATAACCTCATACCCATGGCTTATCCCTCCTTGATGATCTGCGAGACCTTCAGGTTCCCGGAGAACTTCGCGACCGTCGTGCTGTCGAGCTCCGTGTACTCGGGGCTCGTAATGACGACTCTGTCGGCTCCTACGAGATCGCCCTCTCCCTCGGGCGCGAGGATCAGCTTCCTCAAGTAGTCCGGGTTGATGTCTCTGTTCAGGGCTGAGCCCTGCCAGTAGATGTACTTCGCGATCGCTCCGTTGCTTCCTTCGATGGTCTCCTGACACTTGGCGGCGTTCGCTGCCGTTGTGTAGTATGTCAGCTCGATGTCATACTCCACGGTCGCGGGAGCTGCTACGCTCACGCGGTCGGTCAGAGGTCTGACGTCGGAAGCGCTGCACGAGGCGAGCACTTTGTCGAGGATGTCCTGCGTCGGGATCGCTCCGCCGTATAGGATCGGCGTGATGATTACCTCGCAGGGGTTCGGCGACTCGACGATCGCGTCGGCCACGGCCGCGTCGGCCTGCATCGCCCAGTATCGGTACGAAGCAGCGGGGCCTGCCGTTGTGACTTTGTTGGTCGCCGCTCTGATGCGCTCCCTGAAGGCGTCGTCGCCTTCGATGTCGTTGCCTCCAGCTGTCGCCGAGATGTTGGCCACTGCGTCGATATACGCCAGCAGGTCGACCATGATGTTGATCGTGTCGACCGGGATGCTGTTATAATCAACGCCGCCCTCGGCTGCTGTTGCCTTCACGTCGACGTAGGTGGCGCCGGCCGCGAGCACTGCGGTGACGTCGGTCGCAAAATAGCGCTCGAAGTCGCTGGTCACTCTGGTGCCGGCCGGGATCGTGACGTTGGTGTTGATCGCTTCGTTCAGACTGAAGCGGAGCGTCGTGGTCGCCTTCTGAGCTTCGATGCGGACGAGGCCGCGGTTCTCACCGATCGCGTCGAGCACTTCGCCGCGAGCGTAGCGGAGCATCTTCTGGCGGCATGCGTCGTTGACGCTGCTGTATAAAGCCACGAAAAGAGGCACCATAGCCTCGCCGAAGATCCTGCGCTCGTCTCCCGGGTATAGCGGTTCCGCCACGCCGTTCTCGAGCTCCGTGATGATGGTGTTGTAGATCTCCGTGCTATTGGTTCCTATAAAATCGAGTTCGCTCACTCTTTTTCCTCCTTCCTTGCCGATATGTTGGCATTGACGCCGAAGTCACCGCCGCTGGCCAGAGCCGCAGAGATGTCGATCCCTTCGACGGCCATGCGCGGCTCGTATGTGCTCAGGAGCCACTCGGCGTCAGCCTCAGCCTTCTCGGCCGAGATAGTTGTGGGCGCATCCACGAGAGTCGCGTCTCTGCCTTTGATCCGGTCATACGGCACCTCGCCGCGTGTGATCAGGAGCAGGTTGACGGCGCACTGTTCTGGCGTTCCGTTTCCGCTTGATTTCATGGTTGCACCTCCTTACACGAGCGTCAGCTCGTTGGTGTAGACCCAGCTGCAGATGCCGTCCGGATAGCCGAGCAGCGTTTTCTCGCCTGAGATCTGGCTGACCTTGTGGCTGCGCTGCTTCACCCAGTTCGGGATCGTCTGGCCGGTGTAGTATTTGCTGCCCGTCGGTTTCACCATGGCGCCGACTTTGATGGTCTGCTTGGTGGCCGACGTGGCCTGAGTGTTGGTTGGTTTCTTTTCCGACTTTGCCGATGTCTGGGCGCCCACGTTGAGCGCGGACGTGTCGATCACCGACGTCGTTTTGCGGTCGTACTCTTTGAAGTCAAATTTCAGCTTTGCGAGCCTGATCCGACCGAAGTCGTCCAGCACCACGCCGCTGACGGAGACCTTCCTGAGCTGCAAGGTCGGGCCCAGAGCCTTGCCTTGCAGGTAGAAGATGCCGGTCTTTGTGACTCGGTTCTCCCACTTCTGGATCTCACTCCTGACGTCAATGCCCGCTGCGGAGTGCAGCGTAGTCGAAAAAGACAGAGGGAACAGCTCCGTGCCCCTCTCGTTGGTCTGCGGGGTGCCCTCCGCGTCGCTGTTGTTGTCGGCGATCTGAGCGTATGAAAAGCTCAGGCCCTCGACGGCGTTGACCTTGTTGGTGGACACCTCGAAAGTCATGTCGCGCCATTTTGCCATGATGGCCACGCTGATCACCTCCTATTATTTCGGGGCGCCGGTTTCGGTCGCTCCCTCTGATACGGAGTGCGTATGTGTCGCGAGATCCTTGCCGCCGGCCTCGACGCTTCCGCCTTGGATCTTGCCGCTGGCGGTCACGTTGCTGGCCGAGACACTGCCCGCGCTGACGCTTCCGGTGACAGAAAGAGACGGCAGCGAGCTGCCCCAGTTTCCGTCTGCACGCATGAGCAGCACGCCGGTCTGATCGTCAAACACGGCATAGATGACTTCCGTGCCCTTGCCGATGTTCCCGGCGCCTCCGCGCATGTGCCACGGGATGACCACCTGAGCAGAGACGAGGCCGGACTCGTTGCAGGGAACGACTCGCGCGGTGTTTCCGTCGATGCTCGTGATCTTGCCCTTCTCGATATATCCTGCCATCAATATCCCTCCAGTGGTTTCCTGAAAAATATGGTTGATTTGTTGCGAACGTGGTCGTGTCTGACTGCGGTGACGAAGATCTTGCCGTTCCACGCTTCAGCCTTCTTCGTGTTGAGACGGATCAGGCTGGCCGCAGCATAGCCGGGCATCAGCTCTCTGGCGAAGCTGCCGCACACGAGGCCCTTGTTCGCAGCCCTCAGAAGTCCGCGAGCGAAGCGAGTCGCCTCTGCGTTGCTCGTGACCTTGATGGCCGCCTCGGGCTTCAGGATCTTGTCGCTCTTCGTGCCGGGCGCCTTGAAGGTGCCGGAGAAGTTGCCGCTCGCCACTATTGCAGAGCCGAAGGCGTTGTCGCTTCGATCCTCGTATGTGAATACGCCGTCCTCGCCGATCTCCAGAGTGGCCGCAGGTGTCTGCCCTTCGATGTACTGCTCGTTGTAGGCGATCAGCTTCCCGTCGTAGACGATCATCTGGTAGCCTTCCAGCATGCAGAGACGCCAGAAGAACGCGAAGTCTGTCTCGTTCTCCTGCGCGATGTACTTGTAGAGCTGATCGGTGCAGCCGTAGTTCTGGAACTCGAGGCCGTGCTTTGCGGCGATCTCGTTCGCGATTTGCAAGAAGTGGACGCCGGCCCACGACTTGCTGGTCTTGTTTTTGCCAGATGTCGGCATTGACATCGCTCTGACCGTGTAGACGCCGTTCTCCGGCCGCGTGGAGTGGATGAAGAGCTTGCCGGTCTTGGCTGCGCCGTTCTCGAAGGAGATGACGCTGCCGGGTGCCGGGTTCCACTTATTCCACACACTTGCGGGATCGTTGAAGCGCACGGTCAAGATGTCCGCCCGGTCTGCTGCGAACATCTCGTGGACGCAGTAGCGGACGGACACCTGACTGAAGATGTCGACGCCGTTGATGATTAGCTTCAAGAGCTTGACCTCCACGGGGGGAGCGTCGCCGGCGTTTCGACGTCCTCCATGATCGGGAGGCGGAGCGGCACGTTCGCGTCGAACACGATCACGTCCGCGTGTTCCGGGTTGAAGTCGATGATGTACTTCGCGAGCTTCTCCTCGTTGTACATCGTCAGTGCCAGCGAGTCAAAAGTGTCGCCGGCTCTTGTCCGGTATTCGAGATATGAAATTACGCGCGGCAATACCGTCCCTCCTCTCTGATGCGCAGCCACTCCTCGAGCCAGTCGAAGAACTCGGCCTCGTGGTCTCTGAGTTCGGCCATGAGATCCTCGTCCTCCTCACCGGTGCCGCCGAAGGTCGGCGACCATGTGAAGCCGCTGAAGTCGTAGTAGATGATAGTCTGACCGCCTGCCATTTCGCTGAGCGAGAAGTCGTCCAGCGTCAACAGCCTGCCGGCGGCGCTTGTTGCTGTGTCCTCCGATGTTCCGAGGCCGAGCATCTCACCAGCTTGCAGCCAGTACCCGATGTTCGCCTCGCGGTATGCAGGATCGAACGAGATGATCGCCTCGGTGCCAGCTTCGCCGGCGATGCTTATGCCTTCCGTGAAGCCACCAGCTGCGAAGCGAGGCAGCGACACATGAGGAATGAGGCCGATCTCGAGGCCCACATACTGAGACACGGAGTTGATGCCCTTCAGGATGCCGTTGATCAGGTCGATGGCTCCGTTGATGACGGACTCGACGAACGACGGGATCAGGTTGAAGATGCCCTTGAACATGTTGACGATGCCGTTCCATGCCTGCTCCCAGTTGCCCGAGAACACGCCGGAGATGAAGTCGATCAGACCGCCGAACACCTGCATCAGCGCGTCGATGATGGGCTGGATGCTCTGGATCGCTCCGCCGAGCACCTCACTGAAGAGGCTGGCGAGGAACGTCAGGATCGGCTGGATCGGTTCGAGGATGCCGGTGATCAGTGAGCCGAAGATCTCGATCAGCGGGCCGATGGCCATGATTATGAGGTCGAGGATCGGCTGGAGGAGCATCATGAAGAGCTCGAGGATCGGGCCGAGCAGCTGGATGATCAAGTCGAGGATCGGGGTCAGAATGTTCAGGACTTCGATCAGTATCGGAAGCACTGCGTCGATGATCTGAGTCACCACCGGCAACAGCGAGTTTATGAGCTCGATGATGACCGGAAGGATGGCCGACAGCAGATCCGTCAAAATCGGGAGCAGTATGTTCAGGAGCTCGATGATGACCGGGAGCACCGAGTCGATGATCGCCGAGACCAGAGGCAAGAGCGAGTCGATCAGGTCGAGAACGACCGGGAGGATCTGCTCGATCATGTCAGTGAGCAACGGGAGGATCGTGTTCAGGAGCTTCTGAAGCACCGGTAGGACTGCCTGCACGATTTTCAGGACGATCGGCAGTAGCTTCTGGATCAGGCTGACGATGACCGGAAGGATGGCGCTGATGAACTCCGAGAGGATCGGAGCGATCAGCTGGAGCAGCTCGATCAGCACCGGGATGATCGACGAGATAATATCGACGACCGCCGGGAGCAGTTCATTCAGAAGGGCGCCCGCGATTTCAAGTACCACCGGGACGAGCTCCTGAAGCAGCGGCAATACTGCCGGGATCAGCTGCTCGATGATGGGCTGGATCTGGGTCGTCATTTCCTCAATGATCGGGATCAAGTCCTGCATAATATCCGCCACGATCGGCATCAGGTCGTTCAGAGAGTTGAAGAGCGTGGCCGCCAGAGGCTTGAGCGCCACCTCCGCCTGCTGTTTGAACAGCTGAAGCTGCTCCGCGAAGTCGTAGGTGTCCGTTGCGCAGCCTCCGATCGTTTCGCTGTTTTTCTCCAGCTCTGCGGTCAGAGCGGCCACGTCAACAGTCCCGTCTCTGATGGCTGCCGCCATGGTCGAGGCTCCGCGGGTTCCGAAGATTTCCGCGGCGATGTTGGTCGCTTCCGTCATGTCCTTGGCGTTCTTGATCTTCTCGGTGTATAGCTCCATGCCTTCAGCGGCGCTGAGGCCTTCCTTCGCCAGAGAGCTGACGCTCTTCTTCATAGCTGCGAGAACTTCCTCGGCGTTGACGCCGGCCTTGTCCATCTGTCCTATGAGGGCGACGGACTCCTCGAAGCCGTACCCGAGTTCCTGAAGCTGAGGAGCGAACTGCTGCACGCTGCTCATGAGATCAGAGAAGCCGACGCCGGTGCTCTGGGACGCTTTGAACACGTAGTCCATCGCGTCGCCCATGGCCTCGGCGTCCATGTTCCACGCTTGGAAGGCCTGAGACGACTCCTCGATAACGGAGCCGAGGTCGTCGCCGAGCATGTCAGCGACTTGGATGGCCTGCGTGGAGATGTTCTGAAGCTCTGGGCCGGTGAGCCCGAGCCTCGTGTTGTAGTCTGCGATCGCTTGGCTGGCGTCCTCCATGGTGGTCGGGACGCTGGAGTACACTGCGTCGAAGTCGTCCATCAGTGCGTCCAGAGCGTCGCCGGTTGCACCCGTTCCGATGCGGATCGAGTCGGTCGCTTCATCGAACCGGCCGCCGAGTTCCACGAGGTACTCGCCAGCCTCAAAGACTGCCTTGCCCGTGGCCACGGCGATGCCGCCGACAGCTGCACCGACCGCGAGCGCCTTGAGGTTCAGGCCGCCCAGCTTTCCGGTCGCTTCTTCGATAGATTTCCCGAGGGTAGGAGAAATGGAGCCAGCGATCTCGACTATTGCCTGAAGCGCTTTACTTTGTGCCATTTTCCTCACCTCCGTTTACGGTGTGGAATACGAGGGCGCGGCATGTTTTTCTGCCTCCGCTTTTGTTCTTCGGCGAGATCTTCAGCCGCTTCGGCGTACTCCACCAGAAAAGCCGTTACTGGTCGCCTTTCGAGTTCTGAGACTGAGGTGTGGAAGGCTCGGGCGTAGTCTCGGATTGCTCGACTGAGTCGTCGGCGGGTGAGTCCTCGCCCGGTTTCATAATAAAATTTCGGCCCACCTTCATGACCTCCATGACGTCGTAGCCCTTGATGCGCTCCAGATCGCTGATGTCGATCTCAGTGTTCACGGCCACGATCGCAGCGAAGCCGAGATAGAGGTGGAACGAGTAGTCCAGCTCGACGGCTCCGGAGAGGTTGCCGCCCTTGGAGCCGCTCGCTCTCATTTTTCTCGCGTCTGCTTCAGCGAACTGCTGCGCAGTGATCGCGTCGGTGTCATAGGTCAGGGTCTTGACCTTCTTGCCATTGATTTCGATGGCGTTTTTCAGGTTGATTTTTCCGTTCATGATAGCCTCCTTAAAATATCAGCCCCGGGGTCTCCCCGGGGCCGTTTTGGTTCTTACAGCAGCTTGGTGATGCCGTCCATGTAGTCCTTGCCGTCGATGCGGAGCTTCTGGCTCAAGCGGTCGACGAGCATGTACTCAGTGCCGGCACAATAGATCTGCAAACGGCTCACGCCATAGGTGAGCTCGTTCTCGGCAGCGCTGCCGATTTCCACGCCGATGCCGGGCAGAGCCTTCGGCATGCAGCGGACGAAGGCCTTGCAGCCTTCGACAGAGCTGGAGCCGTCAGACTTGACGACGTTCTGCACCCAGCGGAACTCGATGTTCTGCTTCTCCAGTCGGCTGAGCTTGCTCAGGCCGAGGTCGATGCCGATCTTAGTGATCGCCAGCTCCATGTCGTCGAGCAGTCCCACGAGGGGGACACTCATGGTACCCATCGCCTGCACGTCACCAGTCTGGAGTGCCACACTGGGAAGCGTGAAGCCGACGTCTTTCGCGACGAGCTTGCCGTCTGCGTACACAGTGTCCGCGACGATCGCGCCCTTAATATCCATCCATGCCATTAGCTCTCACCTCCAAAATAAGCTGCGAAGCCTTCGTCGGTGTAGGTCACGCGAGCGGTGCCACTCTTGAAGGGAGCGGTCGGTGTCGCGTTGATGTTCCAGACGAAGTCGCCGTTCATGAGGTTGCCCTCGGGGTTCTCGCTCTCAACGAAGAGCACGGTCGGGGTGCCGAGCAGTGCGCCCATGCCGGCATAGCCGTCGAGGATCTCCTGCTCGCTGTTGATGATGGCGTCCTTCAGGTTGACGTTCATGGGCTCGTCGATCTTGGTGCCGTTGCGCAGCTGGAAGCCATTGGTGATGTGCATCAGCATGCGGATGTTCACGTCGAAGATCGCGCGGGCGTCCATGTCGCCGCCGTAGGTGAAGGCAGCAGTGTGAGGGCCCCAGAGCACCCACTGGCCGCCCCAGTAGACGGCGGTGGTGATGCCCTTCTCGTTCAGGCCGTTGCCGGTCTGCTGATCGTAGCCCATGTTCTTGCTGTCTGCGCCGAAGAACTGGCCGGTCGCCATGATCTGCTTGTTGGACGGGCTCTCGAAGGGAACGCCGTCGTGCTCTGCGTCGATGCGCTGCATGGTAGCAGCCGCAACAGTGGAGAGGTGGAACTTGCGGCCGGATCCGTCTGTCACCATAGGCCAGCAGACCTTGGAGAACTCGGAGGTGTAGCCGTTCGTTGCTTTCCATGCGAGAGCCTTCTCGATGGTGTCGACCAAGTTGCCGTCGTCCACCAGAGGGATGTCCGCAACAACGAACGCATCCCAGTGGCCGTTGATCTTGTTCGCAGCGCTCACCATGGCGGTGTAGACTGCGGGGATCTGGCTCCAGCCGGGAGCTGCGATTACGTTGGCCACGACGTTCTCCTTCTGATAGAGCAGAGCGATCGCAGCGAGGCCGCTGTATGCGCCGGCTGCGGTTTTCTGGCCGATGATGTCAGCGGATGCGATCTTGCTGGGATCGACTTCCACGAAGGAGACAGCGATGTCGCCGTTCAGGCGATCGTTGTCGTTCAGGGAAGTGATCACGACCTTGCCGCTGTTGTAGTTGTAGTTGACCTCGAAGTCAACGCCCTCGACCTTGTCCGCGATCGCGATGGTGTCGAGGATGATCTTGGAGCTGGCGAACTCGCCACGGCCGGCAGAAAAAGCGACGGAGATGGTGGTCTCCTCAGCCTTGCGGTGAGTGGCGGGATCCAGCACGTTGATGATGTAGATGGGGCCGACGTTGCCGACAGTGTTGTCGAAGTGCTCGGCGAAGGCTTCGCAAAGACTGAAGCCTTCCCAGTCGTCGGAGTAGCCGACTTTGGCCTGCGCGTCGACCATGTTGCTGATCTTGATCGGCGCGTTCACGAGCCCCGCGTCCGCGTAGCCTCTGACGAGGTTGATCGGCGCGGTTCCGACATACACCACGACGGTGTCGGTGGTGGCTGCGCTCTTGACCTTGCTGGCCGTGAGCTCGCCATAGGTGCCGTGTTTATATGCCATGATTTTCACTCCTTAAAGTAAATTTTTGTAGATGTCCGGCTCCTTGTGAACGGCTCCACACTCAAGCGTGAAGTCGATCCAGAGGAACCAGTACGGATAGTAGTCCAAGATCGTGCCCTCTTCGGTGAACGGGCCGTAGCTGATGCCGTCGTTCTCTTTGACGAGACGCAGGCCGCCGATGTACTCGGTGCCCTCCAGCGCTTGCAGAGCTTTGTCTGCGAAGTTCCAGAGGTCTCTCCAGCCGTCCATGTTTCGGGTGTACTGGTTTACCTTGTCCGGATCCGTTCGGGGCTTGTAGCTTTTGCCACCGAGCGTGCCGGGCTGTTCCACCGGGTCGACGGCGTCGCCGCCGTGCTCGCCCGGGTTCCATGCTGCGAGGCTGAAGCGCATCTTCAGCGTGCGCTTGCCGTCTGCGAGCGTGTCCTTGCCATCCTTCAGCTGTACGCAGAGGGACGGGATCGGAGCGCGAACTCGAGGCGGCAGTCTGTCCTGAGCCGGAACGAACATAGCGAACGCCGTCGGCGTCGTCATTGTTCCGGGGAACTCGTTGTCGTTTCGGTCATCGTCGGGCAGCTTCAGGCTGAGCTTGTCGCAGATCGCCGTCTGGGCCCACTCCGTGACCTTGTCGATGATACTGGTTAAAGTCATAGCGCTCCCTCCTTAGACCGTCCGGTTCTGGCGTAGAGAGATCTGAGCGACGCCCTTGTTCTCCGTCCAGTCGTTCACGACAAACTCCCGGCCGTCCACGTTGAGCAGAGAGCCGGGAGCTTTTCTCTTCGGAAGGTCGGCCACTCTCGCGAAGATCAGCATGTCAGCCTCGGCGACGCCGAGGACTTGGCCCTGCTTCATCTTGACGAGTTGGTCGTTGTCGATCACGATGCTGATCTCCTTGCCTTCGACTCTGTGAGTCTCAGCGAAGTCGTCGAGCTGGAAGAAAACAAGATCCACGTCGGACGCGATCAAGTCCTTCAGACTGGCGGGCATTACTCAGGCATAGCAGCACCGACAGCAGGAGGAGTCTCGCCATCGTCGACCACGCCGTCATCGTCGTCGTTGTCGTCGTCAGCGTCATCCTGCGCAGCCTTCGCTGCTTCGATCATGTCGATGACTGCGTCCTTGCTTCTCGCCTTGCTGGCGTCTACGCCATACGCCTCGGCGATTTTCTTCAGCTCGTCGAGCTTCATGCTCTTGTCATACGCAGGCATGCCGTCGCCGGCGTCATTGTTGCCGGCCGCAGGTGCTTCGCCGACATAAACGGCGACGCCCTTCTTGACCAGTCTCTCCTCCACTTCAGGGGCGAAGGACTGGGGGCCGCTCTTCTCGTTGATGGGGATGACCTTGTGGCCGTCATAGTGGCCGTAGGTTCCTTTGATGATCTTTACCATTGTTCTGCTCCTTTCTGTTCAGCTGCGATTAGTCAGTGAAAACGTCGCCAGCGATGAACGGGTTCTTGTGGTTGGGGATCAACAGCGGACGGCTGGAGATCGTCAAGCTGCGAGTGTTGCCCTCTGCGCTGGAGAGGTACTTAGGCACGCGCTTGCCGGCATAAGTGTGGAACTCGCCGTCAGCCTGCTCGACCTGAGTCACGGCACCGTACAGAGTACGACCGCAGGCAGGTGCGGTCAGGATGCACTTGCCGGAAGGGATGTACTGCTTGTCGTTGCCGTCGTCGTCGGTGTAGGTCTCGTCATAAGAGATCACGCTGATGATGCGGCCGCCGATGTTCAGCTTGGCCACAATAGCAGCACCAGCAGCCAGAGTCTCAG